GAACATTGTTTTGCGAAGTGATTACCTTTCACAGATAGAGGTTGATGCTTTGGCAGAATTATACAAGTCAGCGATTGTAGTAATGTTTGACGATGATGGAACGCATCCGATGGTGGTAACAACTACAAGCTACCGAATAGTCAGCGTTCAGCAGGAACTTTACAAGGTTGAGGTTAACTTGCAATATGCTAATAACGAATTAATGCAGATTCAATAAATGGTAGTAACTATAATTTTAGATATTGATGGGGTTTCTCACGTTTGCAGAACCTTTGAAAATGAAAGCATACAAATTAATAAGGTAGTTGCTTCTATTGACAACTTAGGAAGTCAGGGAACGATTACAAGGCAGTCATTTAGGCTTCCGCTTATAGGTGGGTTATTAGATGCGATAGGTGACGTTACTGACCCTTCACAATCAGCAAAGGTTAACCTGAACAAATCAATAAAAGGAAGAATTTTAGTAGATGGATTTGAAAGGTTTGTTGGAAGTTTCTTTGTAGTAAACACAACTAAAGGAGATTCCAAAGAAGTAGAGATGATATTTCAAGGTAGTGAAACAGACCTGAAAGCTACTTTGTCAAATATTACGATGGCGGAACTTACGGAAGGGGAAAGTATTGCTTATAATTATACAGAGATAAAGCAATGTTTTGATGACCCAACAGGATACCGAGATACTAACGGGTATGTTTTTCCATTGGTTGATTTCGGGCAAAGATTTACAGGCGCAATAGCTTCTTTGACTAAAAGGTCATTAACAACAGAAACTTTATTTGAAACAGATTTTAAGGCGGCTATAACAATAGAAAAGTGTTTGGAGTTAATGCCATTTAATATAACGGTTAACGGTGCAGATAGATTATTAAAGCAAGCTATCCTTTTACATAATGATAAGCAAAGAGTCCCTAAATTAGATGATAGTGAATTTACCAATACTGGAACTTTTATATCAACACTCCAACAGCAATATACAAACGGAGTAATAAATAAATTACTATTTCAAAGTAAATCAGTTTATGATATTGCAAATACCGCAAATTTTGATTTGGCGAATGATGAATATGTAGCACCTATTGATGGTAATTATGTTGCTCAAGTAGAGGGTTCAGTATTTTTAAGCAACACGGGCACGTCTACGACATCTTATGTAATTGAACTGTTTTTATACGAATCTGTAACGGCAACAAGACAGCTAATACTATCTTTACCAACTACTCTTTTTGCAGGTGGTTTTCAATCATTTAACATTAATGTTCAGATTCCTAAAAGTTTATTATTAAATCAAAGGATAAGTATAGAATCAAAAACAACAGGCTCTCCTCAACAAACTTCTTTATTTCAAGGTTTTAAATTTGCAGTGGTTCAAGCTCCTTCAATATCGCCTACATCAAATATAGATGTTCCTGCTAATTGTCCTGACGTTACTGCTTGGGATATATTCCGAACAGTAGCACTCCAATGTAATGGGCAAATAATTGCCAACTCAGATGGAACTTATGAGATGACACCTTTTAATGATTGGATTGAAGATAACGACGAGGTAATAATTTTAGATGATATTATTGAAGATGCAGTTGATGTTCAGATAAAACCTTTCAGCATTCAAGGCGCTAAGTCTATTCGTTTGGGATACAAAGAGAATGACGATTTTTATTCAAAGAAATATAAAGAATTAACTGACGAAAGTTTTGGAGAGAAGTTTATTGAGAACACAGGAACTGAATTTGCAAAGAATGAGTTATCGATTGAAGTCCCATTTGCAGTTATTCCCAGCGTAAAAATAGATTCATCGGAAGCTGCTATCCCTAAAATATATGACGATGAATTTAAGACCATAAAAGGCAAGGCTACTTTATTACAGACAAGTGAAACAACAATGACCCAACCTATAATATTGGGCTCTTTGTTTAGTGCATCCGAAACACGTTATTTAAGCATTCCATTTATAGGGAATTGGGAAGGTTTGGCAGGCGGTTATAACACAACAGACCAAAACTTTGGTCAGTCACTTTCATATTGGTCAAGCACAGGTTATCCAAGTCAAAATCTGTATGAAAGATATTGGAAAAAGTATTTGGAAGAAACCTATTCTGAGCAAAGCAGAGAAATAAAGATGAACATCAAGCTAAACAGAAACCAAATTGATGGCTTAAAGTTTAACGAAAAGTTTTATTATAAGAACACCTTGCTCAGATTGGTTAAGTTGGAAGGGATAAGTTTAACAAGTGATCAACCTGCAACTGCTACCTTTATGAAGAGGTTTAAAGTTTATCCAAGCGACATAGCAACGTATTATCCTTATGACGTAATAAACTCAATAGTTCAATGGAAACGTAGTTCTGACAATGTAAGCGTAGGCGATGGGAATGGGGAAACTCCAAGCATTGAAGATAGTGCTATTGCATACGGATTCTTTTACGATAGCAACTTAGATATAGCAACACAAAGAGGACAAATTTTAATCACATAAGATGGCAGAAATATTAGAAGTTAAGACAGTAGTTGATACAACCGAAGGGTTAAGTTCAATGGGTAAACTTGTCAAGAAGTCAGAAGAATTTGTTGACACACAAAAAGAAGCAACTGCAAATCAAAAGGCTTCAGGACAAGCAGGAAAGAAGGCAGGGGAAATGACTGCTAAAGCAACAGGAAAAGCAGGAAAAGGATTTAAAGCACTTGGTGGTGCAATTAAAGCAGCAGGTATTGGTTTATTAGTTGGAACTGTTGGATTATTAGTTGCTGCTTTCAAATCCAACCAAAAGGTAATGGATGTCTTCACAAATGTGTTAGGCACTATTTCGGCAGTAGGTACACAGGTTGCAAATGTTGTTTCCGATGTTGTTAGCGAAGTTAGTAAAGCAGAAGGTGGGTTTGATAACTTAACTAAGGTTGCAAAAGGGTTAATGACTATTGCATTGACACCTATAAAACTATCATTTTACGCTTTAAGTTTAGGTTTGCAAGAAGCACAATTAGCTTGGGAAAAGAGTTTTCTTGGCGATAAAGACCCTGAAACAATAAAAGAATTAAATCTTGCAATTTTAGAAACTAAAAACAATATTGCAGAGGTAGCATTTGATGCGGTTGATGCAGGAAAAAGCGTTGTAACAAATTTTGCAGGAGCAATAGAAGAAGTTGGTAAAGTTTCTAAAGGGGTTATTAAGGGGGTTAAAGATATAAGCATTGAAGCAACCTACGAAACTGTTAAAGCAAATACTGAACTAAAAAAATCAGCAGAATTAGCAGAGGCAGGGATCAGAGGATTAATTGAAAAATATGATTTACAAGCGGAGAGGTTAAGACAAATTAGAGATGATGACAGGTTAACATTTAAAGAACGAATTAAAGCCAATGAAGATTTAGCAGTTGTATTAAAAAAGCAACAGGAGGAGCAGTTAAAATTAGCACAGGTTTCTATTGATGCAGCAAAAGGTCAACTTAAATTAGATAAGAATAATCAAGAAGCAAAAGTTGCATTAAAAAATGCGGAGAATGAATATGCTGCTACACTTGCACAAGTGGCAGGATTTGAAGCGGAGCAGTTAACCAACAGAAATTCTTTATTAAGGGAGCAGAAACAAATTGTTGATGAATTATCATTAGTAGGAAAATCTGAATTTGAAAGGCAAAAAGATGAAGCAGCACAAGAACGTGAACAAAGGTTGCTTGATGCTGAGTTAGCAATAACAGATGAACAAGCGAAAAAAGAAGCATTAGCAGCAATAGAACAAGAATATCAAAATAAACTAACGGCAATAGATGCAGACGCAAAAGCGAAAAAAGATGCTGCTGACCAAGCTGCTTTTGATAAAGAAAAGGCTGATGCAAAAACATTGTTTGATATTAAAGTTGGCTTAGTTAGTTCAGGGTTTAACATCTTGCAAGAGTTAGCAGGAAAGAATGAGAAAGCACAGAAAGGTATTGCCGCAGCACAGGCAACCTTTGATACTTATGCAGCAATAGTAGGAACTCTAAGGGCAGCACAAACAAGTCCCGGAGCAGCGATTCCCGGATACGCAATAGCACAAGCAGTTGCAACAGGTGTTTTCGGAATGTTACAAGTGAAAAAAATACTAAGCACTAAAACAAGTTCTACACAAACACCAACTGTTTCAGGTGGAGGAGCAGGTGGTGGAGGTACAAGACCATCAACAGAAACTCCACGAATACCAAACTTTAACGCACAGAATCAAGGTGTAGGAGGAAGAGATGGATTTGGTTCAGTTAGGGCGGTAGTAGTTCAGCAGGACATCAAAGATTCTGCATCCTTAGACAACAGGGTTGATGACCTTGTAAAGATTGGAAAGTAATTAATTACGCTGAATCCATTCGTAAACTTCAGAAGCTAAGTAATAAGGTGCTGCGTTTGTCGGTTTGTGGACAGGTAAACCCTTTTTAACGTAGTTGTCAATTGTTCTTAGAGAGCATCCTATCATCTCGCAGACTTCAACCTTGCGAAGTATTTCCAAATCTAAAAAGTATTTTATCGGTTTTGCCATTCAGCAAAAGTAAGAAAGAAAAAGCAAAGCAACGAAACGATGCAAATTCAACTTGTATTGTTATGTAATTTTGCTTTAATGAAACGATTTGAACTAAAGAAAAAAGATTGGTTAGACAGTTCTGTTTTTAGAATTGCATTGGTCGAAAGTCCTGCAATAGAAACTGATTTTATCTTTTTATCTAAAGAAGACAAGCCTATTCAGCTTTCAGTTCAAGACGAAAAGCGAATGATTTATTCGCCTGTTCTAATTCCTGACAAAGTTATTCCACGAGTATCTGACGCAGGTGACCCATACGAAATTTATTTTAGCGGAGAAACTATTGAAGATATAGCCAAAGACTATATGCTTAAAAAAGTAACATTAGGCGAATGGAATAGCGAACACGATGAAAACCAAAAGTTGGAAGGTGTAGATGTAGTTGAAAATTGGATTGTTGAAAATCCATTAAATGATAAAGCTACCGAGTTAGGGTTTAAAGTACCTGCGAAAACTTGGATGCAGGGAACATACATTTCAAACGATGAGGTTTGGGCAAAAATTAAAGACGGAACTTATAAAGGTATATCGGTAGAAGCTGATATGAACCACGAATTAACACAACTAAATAAATCAGAAATGAGTAACACAAACGTGAAGTTAGATGCTATTCTAACGAAACTCGGTGAAATGATTCCGAGCAAAAAAACTGAATTGGCATCAATGGATGTTGGTGAAGGAGTAATGATATACGCTGAATCTTTTACGGAAGGTAGCAAGGTATACACCGATGAAGCTATGACTATTCCAGCAAATGATTCGTATGATATTGATGGTAAAACTTACACAGTTGAGGCTGGTGTTTTAGTATCTATGACTGAAGCTGCTGACTTGAAAAAGGAAGACGAAGAAGAAATGGTCTACAAGGAGAAGGAAGAAATGATGGAAGAAGAAGTCGTTGAAGAAGTGAAGGAAGTAGCTAAAGAAGATGTAAGCGTTCTTATTGATACTTTAGTTGACGCAGTTGCAGCACAAGTTGAAGCTGCTGAATCTATGAAGAAGGAAAACGAAGAAATGAAATCTGAGTTAGTTTCAGTAAAAGAAACACTTTCAAGTCTTGCAAAAGCAACAAACTTGAACACAGAAAAATTATCAAAGGTGTCAAATGAAGCACCAAAATCAATCACTAAACTCAGCAACGAAAGCGGAAGTTCAGTTGCAAATTATTTACAAAACAGATTAAATTACTAAAAAATGGCAGTAACTATCACACAGGCTTCCGACTCGATAAGCAGAGTAGAGGAAGTATTCTTAGAAGCAGTATTACAAGCAGCGTCTTTTGATGCAGGCTTTGGAATTAAGCAAGTACAAGGCACAAGAGACAAGTTCTCAATGTGGGAAATGACAACAGGAACAGACATCGTTCAAGCTTATGCACCAGTACCTTTAGAAGCAGGTACGGCAGCAATAAGCGACACTGAGTTTACAATTGACAAAAAGTCAATCAACCTTCCGCTACCTTACGATTTGTTCAAAAACACAGAGTGGAAAGATGCAGTAGCTAACATTCACGCAATGGGTATACCTGAAGAATTGAAAGTAGCAATGGTTTCAAACATTTCTGAGAAAGCGTTAAAAGTAGTTGAAAGCGAATTATGGAGTTCTAACGCAGGAGCAACAGGTGACCCAACTGCAACTATCAACGGATTCTGTAAATTGATTAATGACAAGCTAACGGCTGCTTCATTAACAGGTCAGATTCTTTCAGGTGCTAATTCATTAGTAGACCCTACAACGATTCAGGCAAGGTTCAATGAAATGGTTGATGTTATCCCAACGGCTTTATTGAACGAGCAAGCGGATGTATTCTTCCACGTTTCTCCTGCTACGGCTTGGGCTTATAGAAGAAGTTTACAAACTCAAAATATGGCAGTTCTTTCTTCTGAGCCTACAAACTTCGGAGGATTTGGAATCAAGGTTGTACCTAACTTGAACTCAAGATGGGCGGTACTTGGTAAAACTTCAAACTTAGGAATAGGTTTACCATCTGCACCAAACGATATCATCTCATTAGATGTTATTGACCAAAGAGATAACTTGAAAAATCAAGCTAACATCTTCGGAAACTTCGGATACGGAGCAGGAGCAGTAACGACTGATTGGGTTACTTACGAGGACACAACAGCATAATTTATATTTTTGGGGAGTGATTAAGTTCGCTCCCCTTCATTACTAAAAAACAAAAATATGTCTTGTACATTAATATTAAGTGCCTATAAAAGAGGTTGTGCAACTCCTTCAGGAATTGACTCAATTTACCTTATAGACCACGAAGCACGAAAGAGTTCAGAGGTTGTTTTTAGTATTACGGCAGGAGCGTTAACAATTACAAACGCAGGTAGTTCAGTACCTGCCTATCACGTTGAACCTGTCTTTAATACATCAACAGTAACTACTCCAATCACTTCAGATGCTACTTCTAACGCATTCAAATACGACAGAAACTTAGAATTTAAGTTAGATGGTTATGATGCTGCAATTTCTACCTTAACTGAAAACTTGGTAAAAGGTAGAACAGAAGTTCTGATCAAATGGGTTAACGGAAGTTATACATATATGGGCAATGAAAGAGGTTGTTCAGCAACAGGAAGTGATGCAGGAACTTCGGGAACTGCGTTATCAGATGCGAAAGGTGTTACTTTAACCTTAATGGAAGAAGCTACTGCACCAATGCCAATGGTTGACTTTTCAGAATTTTCTGCTGCATTTGCAATAACTGAACCTGTTTAATATGTATTTGTTTGGGAATTATAAAGGCTCAAAGTCTAATTTGATTATTGACGCCAAAACAAAAAAAACGGAAATTGAAAAATTTCTAAACGATAATCCTGAGTTAAAGTCATACATTACCAATAAAGATAGGGTAATTGCACAGTACAAATTGATGGGTTTGGAATTACCAAAAGTAGAAACTAAAGCCAAAAAAAGTGGTTCTAAAAAAAGGTAAATACCAATACAAAAGGGTAGCATTCGAGATTACGGATGCTACTACTTTTGAAAACATCAAATGGGTTCTCGACAAATTTCCTGAGTTAGAATCAGTAATTTTACAGAATCCTAAACCAAAAAAGAAAAAGGTAAGTGATAACGATAACGAAGAATCAAGTAAGTCCGATACGAGTAAGGCTAAATCAAAGTAACGTAGTTGGTGATACAATTACAATTACGCTTGACAGTCCTTCAAGGAGTCAGCTTGTTTTTTCTTCAGTTATTACAACCATAAGCGATGGGTATTATTCATTTAATTTAGAGGTAGCAGATACTTCTCAATTAATAGATGATACCTATTTCTATTCCATATCGCAAGAAGATGTGGATTTAAAGAAGGGAGTAGTTAGATTCTTAGAAGATACAGATACTAATAATGCCTTTGATTATACACTTGATTTCACACTTGCGTAATGAAAATTCAATTATCTCGCTATAAAACAAATGCAATACAAGGACAAAGAAGGTTAAGCACCTACTACCCAAATGCGTTTGATAACCTTTTCTCAAACTACTTAAATTCACTTTACAATAACAGTCCAACTCATCAATGTATAGTTGACGATGTTGCACAACAGATTGTTGGTTTAGGGTTAACCTGTGACGATAAACAAAAGAATGCAAAATTGCAAGAGTTCTTCAAAAAGAAAAACTTGCTTTCAATTGCTTCAGGGTTATTAGTTCAGGAAAGCATTAGTTTAGAGATTCGCAGAAATCCGTTAATGGAAATCAAAGCAGTTGAGAATATCAATGTTGCACATTTTAGAGTGGTAGAATTAGAAGATGGTTACCCTTGCAGGTTTTCTTATAAGGAAGATTGGAATCCTAAGAGTCCAATTTATAACTACAAAAACACCTACATAAATTCGTACAATAACGAAGAAGCAAAGTCGCTTTTATACTATTACGATAGTGGAACATTTAACACACCTTACGGCAGACCTAAGTACCTTTCAGCAGCAGATGCTATTGAGTTAGAGATTGCTATTTATATGATGCATAATCACGGCGCACAGAATGGTATGTTTCCATCAATGATTATCTCAAAAGAAACAAGTGGAGATGCTGAGATTGACAAACAAGATTCGGTTGAAACGCAACATCAAACCACAGGAGCAGCTAACGCAGGAAAGGTGATCACAACCTTTTACCGACAAGGTGGTAACGCACCAACCTTTTCAACACCTAATTTAACAGGTATTGATAAGATTTACGAAAACCAATATGAAACTGCTGAGATTGGAATATTAAAAGCACACAGAATACCATCAGCTAACTTGATTAGCGGATTAAACTCTAAAGGTGCAGGGTTTACAAGCGAAACTGAAGAACTTGCATTTGCTACTGAGAGAATGATGGAGAAAATTGTGATTCCAAGAAGGGAACAAATACTTGAAATTCTAAGTCCAATCTTTGCAGAATTAGAATGCGAGGATGTAAGGTTCAAAGAAGTAGAAGAAGCAGCAGTTGTTTCCGTTATTGATATGCCGACATCTGAAGGTATAGAACCACAAGGTGGAGAAACACAGGCTGAACTTGATTTGATTGCAAAAGACAAAGAGGCAAGTTACAACGGAGCGCAGATTTCTTCAGCGTTAGGTATTATGACCAACGTAAACGAAGGCATCTTGACAGTTGACCAAGCGAAAGCATTCCTTGTTCAGATGCTTCAATTTACTCCTGAATTGGCGGAATCATTATTTCCTGAAGGACAACAAGCAAGTCCAACAGATGTAATTAAAGACGAAGAAGAAGATTTAAAAGAAACAACTGAAGTCAATGAATCTTTAAAGAACTTGACAGGTCGGCAGATGCAAGGTATTGAACGAATAGTTCGGAAGTTTAGCAAAGGTCAGTTGACAGAAGCACAAGCGAAATTGATGCTGAAAGCAGGTTATGGTTTCTCAGATGAAGATGCTTCAGTTTGGTTAACCAACGAAGAGCAACTTTCAAGCATAGAATTATCTTACAATGATTATCCAAAGTCAGCAAGCAACAATGCTCAAAGAGCATTAGATTGGGCAGAAAAAAATGGTTGGGGTAGTTGCGGAGAAGCAACAGGAAAGAACAGAGCAAACCAATTAGCAAAGGGTGAAAATATTTCAAGAGATACTATTGCAAGAATGGCTTCATTTAAAAGACATCAACAACATAAAGACGTTCCTTATTCAGAAGGTTGCGGAGGTTTGATGTGGGATTCTTGGGGCGGAACTTCAGGCATTGAATGGGCGTCAAGAAAACTTGAAGAAATCGACAAAGAAAAGTTAAAAAAAAAGGACTTTGATGACGAGCAAATGCTTGACGCATTAGCAGGCGAAAAGATAGACTTCCAAGAGTGGGAATTAGTAGATGTAAGAGAGGCAAACGGAGAAAACATAGAAGATTGGGCAAACAGCTTAATAAAGCCTAAGAAGTCATCTATTCAGCGTTTAGCAGAATTTATTAAGTCAGCACCAAATAAGGAAAGTAAACTTGACAAAGATTACTACAAAGTCCGATACACCTATCAAGAAAAATATTCTTCAAACAATAGCAGACAGTTCTGTAAGTCAATGATGACAAGAACAGACAACGGAGTTGTTTATCGTTTAGAGGATATTGACAAGGCTTCAGATGATGGAGTAAATAAACAGTTTGGGCATAATGGTCAAAACTATTCTTTGTTCCGTTACAAAGGCGGAGTTCAATGCGGTCATTTTTGGCAAGAGGAACTTTACAGGTTTAAAAGCAAGACGGAAAAGTACCTTTCAAGAGGTAAAGAAGTTGACAATATACCAAGCAAGTACAAACCAAAAAGAACATCTGCTCAAAGAGATGCGAAGAAAGCACCAAGAGATATGAAAGATGGAGGAGCATATCCAAGTTAAAATTTAAAAAAATGGCAGTAACAATACCTTTACTTATTGGATTAGATGACCTAAAATTTTACTTAGGCATTACAGAAAACTTTGATTCAAGATTGCTTGAACCTTTGGTTATTCAGTCAACAGACCTTGCAGCACAGAATGTACTCGGAACTTCTTTGATGATTAAGCTGAGAAACGATTATAATTCAAACACTTTAACAGGGTTGTACCAAGAGTTATATGATAGCGATAAGGCTTCAGTAATGAAGATGATCATTTGGCAAACTTATGTGATGGCTTTGCCGAGAATGCTTTATAAGATAGGAGCAGAAACTATTTCAATCGGAGATACTGATGAGGTTACTTCTATCGGTTCTGATGAGTTGGGCAATATGCAGCGACAAGCAACGGCAAGTAAAGTTTTTTACGAGAATCAAGTCAAGAATTATTTGACTCAGAACTACGGTGATATTCCTGAACTTGCAGAAAATACACCTGAATACATCAGAAGTAACCGACAAACAAGCTATTCTTCAGAAGGCACAACATATACACAAAATAAAATTTACGACATATAATGGCAGCTACTAATATAACCTTTGACGATAAAATTTTAGGACAAGCGAATGCTTTGCCTGAGAATAAAAAATTGACATTCACGAATGCGAATGAAATCAAGACTGTTGTAAATAATAATGCAGCAGAATTGACTTCAACGCAAACTGATGTTGCCACAAATACAAGCGGAATAGCTACTAATGTAACAGATATTGCTACGAATGTAACAAACATCGCTACCAACACAAGCGGAGTTGCTGCCAACCTTGCAAGTATTGGAACGAACACAACAAATATAGCAACCAACACAAGTGGTATTGCAACGAATGTTACAAATATTTCAACAAATACAACCAACATTGCAACCAATGTAGCTGATATTGCTACCAATACTTCAGGAATTGCTACAAACACAACAGATATAGCAACTAACACTTCAGGAATAGCAACGAATGTATCTAACATATCAACGAATACGACAGATATTGCTACCAATACAAGTGGTATTGCAACGAACCTTTCTAATATTTCAACAAATACAACCAACATTGCAACCAATACTTCAGGCATTGCAACAAATGTTACAAACATAGCTTCTAATACTTCAGCATTAGCAGGTAAAGCAGACTTAACAGGTGCGACATTTACAGGTTCAGTTACTGCTCCTGATTTTGTGGGAGATTTAAATGGTGCAGTAAGATTTGAAGCGAAGAATGATAGTGGTTCAACATTGTTAAAAGGGAAGGTTGTATCAATTACAGGAGTTAGCGGCAATGAAACTTTGGTTGATTTAGCAGATGCTGATGATGCAACTGCAAGACCTGCTTTTGGTTTAGTATATGCAGACGCAAATAACAACGCAGCCTGTGAGGTTGTAACCTTTGGAAATTTAACAGGAGTTGACACTTCAGCATTTAGCGAGGGAGATATACTTTACGTTGATATTACCGCAGGAGGATTAACTGCAACTGCACCAACAGGAGAAGCAGCGGCAATTCAAAACATCGGAAAGGTTATCCGAAGCCACGCAAGTGAAGGGATTATAAAAGTAGGAGGGGCAGGTAGAGCAAATGCAACACCTAACTTAGACTCTGCAAAGATGTTTCTTGGAAACGCTTCCAATCAATCAGCATCTGTTGCAATGAGTGGAGATGTAACGATTGACAATACAGGAGCAACAACAGTAGGAACAATTAATTCAGTTGCAGTTGCCACAGTTACAAGTGGTGCAGCTTTAGGAACAACATCAATTCAGAAGAACGTAGGAACTACCTACACAACAAATGCTTTAACAACAGTAACTCAGGCGGAGTACGATGCTTTAACACCTGTGGCAACGACAATTTATTTTATAATATAATATGAAGTTAGGAGCAAACGATGTAAGTGCAGTTAAAATAGGTTCAACCGATGTGAACAAGGTTTACTTAGGTTCAAATTTAGTATGGGAAGCAGGAGGTGGTTTATTATTAGATGACTATCCTGACGCTGCCGCTGCATATTCTTTGCGAAAACTACGAACTGCATATACAGGAGATTCTATTGAAGTAAGAAGAAGTTCTGACAATTCATATCAAGACATCGGTTTTGATTCTAACGCAGAATTAGATACCGCATCTTTGCTTTCATTCGTAGGTGCAGGTAACAATGGAACTGTGCCAATATGGTATGACCAAAGTGGAAATACCAACAATCAAATTCAAACTGCAAGTTCTCCCCAACCGCAAATTGTTAATTCAGGCTCATTAATTACATTGAATGAGAAAGCTACATCAAGGTTTGGCTCTAACAGATTTATGAAGACTGCATCAGCGGTAAGTTTGGGTTCGCCAAGTGAAATGTGGATTTTTTGTGTTGTAAATTTGACTAATGTTAGCACTTATAATTGGATTTATGGTAGTTCTGCTCCAAGTAATAATGACGGAGGTTTTAATATATATTTAGGTGGAGGCGATTTATTTGTGGGTATTCAGGGTGCAACATACGTTCAATCTAAAACACCTATTACCACAGGCAATAAAATAATAAGCGTTAGGATTAGAGGCGGTCAAACAACCGCCAACGCAATAGAAATATATATTAATTCAGTGCAGGCAACTTTAACAGCAACTCATAACGGAACAAGCAACGCTACATTTAGTGATTTTATTCAAACATTGGGTACAAGAGATGATAACTTATTTAGATACATTGGAGATGTATCAGAGGTTTTGTTAAAAACAGGAGAGCAATCATCAAACAGGGTAGGAATAGAAACAAACATAAACGATTATTATGCCATATATTAAAGGAACAGAGCAGGAATGTTTAACGTATGACGCTGAAGTAACAGTAGGCGAAAACTACACAGGTGGAACAATTAGGTGGGCAGAGCCTATGTTAATTGATAGCTATTATTATATCACAGTACACGATAGGTATCCAACATCACTAACAACTGTCACAGAATTACCTGTGATTGACGATGAAATTATATAACTTTACAGAATGGAGCAGTTTTTAGAATTAGTCAATAAGCACGGATTTTCAACAGTAATAATTGCAGCTTTGGCATTTGGCATTGCTTTGAATTACAAAAAAATCACAGGGTGGATTGTAGCAACAATTCAAGCGGCTGCAATTGTCAGAAATCACGAGGCAACAATTCAAGAACTAAAAGAAGAGATTGCAATTTTAAGAGCAAAATTGGAGGAGTATAACGACATTCTAATTGAACAAAGTCAAACTATTGCAAGACTTGAGGAACGCATCGTTTTAACTGCCAAAAAAAGAGTTAATAAAAAAAGAACAAATGAAGATTAAAGAATACTTTGACATCAAGGAATTGGTTGACGAAAATGTTTATAATCGTTATGGCGAAGGTGCTTGGAAGTTCTTTGATGAAAAACTGCTTGAATGCTTGGTAATTGTTCGTGAGCATTTCGGTAATCCAATCACAGTAAACAATTGGGCATTTGGAAGTAAATTTAGTCAAAGAGGATTAAGACATAATCAAAGTCCTATGGTACGCAATAAAAAAAGCATCTATTTGTCCGCTCATATGATGGGTAAGGCGTTTGATTTTAATATTGAGGGTGTAACACCAAATGAGGTGAGAGAATGGATTAGAACGAATCCTGAGAAGTTTCCTTGCAAGGTTAGATTGGAACGTAATTTGAAAGGCAGTCCGATTAATTGGGTACACTTAGATGTATACCAAGAAGCAAAAAATCCAAAGGTTTATTTATTTGACGTATGAAGAAGAAATTTAAAGACACGAATCTTGGAAAGTTTTTGGCAAATACTGCTCCCAATATACTTGACATCGCAGGCGATTTACTACCTGATGCAGGAGTTCTTGGTGTAGTTAAGAACCTTATTGAGAAAGACGAAAACATTAGTCCTGAAGCTAAAAAATCTGCTTTAGCAAAGACCAAAGAAATGTACGACCTTGAAATCAAGGATAGAGATTCAGCAAGGAGCAGAGAAGTAGAAGTTAAGAAGACAGGAAGTAAGGATATTATGATGATGCTTACAGGCATAGTTGGATTGGTTTCTTTTCTCTTTATCATCTACGCAGTAGTTTACGAGGAGGGTGTTTTGCACAATGAATTGTTCGTGCATTTAATGGGAATGGTTGAAGGAGTTGTGATCTCAAACATCTTTGCATACTATTACGGAAGTTCAGCGGAAAAATAAATTTGCAATAACGAAATATTAGGATTAGCTTTGTGGCTTCTTGTTCATAATTTATTATTTTTTTAGGAAAACCCTTGCAACCTTGTGAGGGTTTTTTTATATCCATTTATTATTTGTATATTTGTCCAAAATATAAGTTATGAGAATAAAAGATTTGCAAGAAGGGGTTAACATTCACAAAGATTGTAACCTACCAAACTACGATGATAGCCATACAGTTGTATGGGAGTTGAACAGAAATGTCTTGAGCAATTGGATTGAAAAGATGCGATTCACAGGCGAAGAAGAATGTCATTTCAGTAGAACAATAAACGACAAACAAAAGGTTGTCATTCCTTCCATAGAACAATCAAGAAACAATTATATCAACGGCAAGGCAGAAACGCTTGCAAGTTGGAATACTCACCATTAAAAATAATAAGATGAACAGAGAAAAACTAATTGAATTGTACAAGCATTATGAGTTGACAAGTGATGACATTTTTAAACACCAACACTTTACAATTATAACGAGAAGCGGCATTGATAAGATACAAGCCAAAGAAAAAATCTTTATAGACTATGAGGTCATAAAATGCGAAACCAACTTCGCAGTTGTAAAAGCAAACGCATCAAAAGAAGGCACAAAAATTCAGACCTTCGGATCAGCATTGAAAGGTGCAGGATTCAAAGATGGCAATACCAATTCTTGGTATGTTATAGAGATGGCAGAGAAGCGTTCAATGAGTAGAGCAGTTTTAAAGTTAACAGGCTTTTATGAATTAGGTGTTTTTGGTGAAGATGAATCAGAAGATTTTAAACGCAAGTAAAATGGCAAAAGAATATTACATAAGATTTAGCGAGGAGGAGTATATGGATATTCCTCCTGCCTTTAGAATAAGAGCAACCTTTGTGGATAACGATTACGATACCTACAAGGATGACGAAAGGTTTAAAGCCTTGTACAAGGTGTACAAGAAATCAAAAAGGCAATTAGAAGATTACAAATTTGACTTGAGAAATGGATGAAATTTTATCAGAAATCTACGAAATAGTTGAAGCATATCAAAGCGGTCAATATAAAGACCTGTACGAAGGTCATCGCAAGTTATCTTGTAATATGCTATTTCTTGCAAGGGAGCAGGTAGAAGCCAACCAAAGGCACAACGCAGCCTATTATAATTCCCAAGAGAAAACCAACGCAGGAAAAGAACGTGAAGCTGACAAGTTAGTTCCTGAACTTTACCTGTGCAGGAAGATAATGGATGCCGCAAAAGGAGTTTCTATTGCTATGTCAATAGAATTAAAAATGAATTGATACTTGTATTTCTTAAAAGTATTTGTATATTTGAAAAAAATATAAAGTTATGACAGGACAAGAATTGAACAAACTAAGATTAAAAGCTGAATTAATGCTTGACAAAGCCAACCAACTTATAAGGTTTTGCAATATGGTAGAAAGTAGAAAATCAGTATTACGAAAGCATTTTGATTTGCTTGATCAAAAAAACATTGCTAAGTACAATCACGCAATTAACCGAAAGCAGGTTTTGATAAACTCACTTAAAAGCGAATTGCAATGTATAGGTTAAGCACAGAATATTACAGAATCCTTAAAAGCATTAATTATTCAGTAAGACCTTCGCAAATAGATTCAATATTAAATTGGATTTATTTAGCAGAGAAAATGAATGACAAATTCCAAGCGAAGGAACTAAAAAAATTAGCAATCAATAAATTATTAATTTTAAAAAACCATATTTAAAAATGGAAATCAAAGGAAGAATTACCAAGAAATTGGCAGTAGAAACAGGAACAAGCAAGGCAGGTAAGTCTTGGCAAAAGCAATCATTTGTAATTGATACAGGAGCGCAATACAATCCTGAAGTATGCTTCCAAACATTTGGAGATAAATGTGAGATGCTGAACAGATTTGAAGAAGGTCAGGAAGTATCTGTGGCTTTTAATGTATCAAGTAGAGAATACAATGGAAAGTATTACCACAACATTGATGCTTGGAAGATTGAATCATTAGGTGATAGACAACCTGAAGAAAGCGAAAAGTTAGAACCTGCTGATTTAGGAAGTAGTTCAAATGATGGCTTACCTTTTTAAGTTATGGAAAGAAAAGAAGAACTAAACTACGTTGTAAATTCGGTTATTCTAAGCCACGCTCTATCTGATTGTTTAACGATTATGATTGAGCGTGGGTATTTCTTTCAAGATGTCAAGAGGGCAGCGAAGAGATATGAAGGTTTAATTGAAAAAACAAATAACCGAATCTTTGCTAATGTTGACGATGACAGAATGGAGATGATTACAAAAGAGATTGACCAACATACCGAGATTTTTAAGGCTTTAAACAAAATGAGTTTTAAGGACAAGGAAGAACTTTTAAAATCGTTAAAATGACAGTTACATTTCAAAGCAAGATGAACGATGACAACTACGAAATTGAGGAAGTAGAAAAAGAATACTTTACACAATACAAATTTGAGGAAGTCATTCACGAATTAAACCACGTTCATAAATACGAAGAAGATACAGGAACAAAGATGCCATTTAAGCAATGCAGCATCTGCCACGAACATAAAACTTTACCTGAGTTCTTTAAATACTCACAACCAACAAAGACCAAAATTTGTAAACTTTGTTTAAGGAAAGCAAGTTATGGCATAGATTAAATTAGTATCTTTGCAATTCAAACTCGGTGCTGACATTATAGAGTTTAAAGAAATATTAACAGACCCTTTTACGGATTTTGGAAGTCAGCCCCCAAATGATGTAGAGGGGTTTTTTAATTAAAAAAATGAAAGAAACACGAAGGAAAGGCTTTAATTTTTACAGGTCATATTATGACGTCTACAATGAACTTGAAGATGCGGATAAATTAACATTTATTGAAGCATTATTAAACAAGCAATTTTTAGACATTGACCCTGATAATTTAACAGGAATGACCAAGTTCGCTTGGATTAGCCAATACAATTCTATTGACCAACAGGTAAAAGGTTATAAGTCAAAGACCAAAGACCCTATGCAAGGGGGTAAGCAAGGGGGGTTATTAAGGGGTGATTCAACCCCTACCCTACAAGAGAAAGGGAAAGAGGAAGAGAAAGGGAAAGAGGAAGAGAAACAACAACAACAAGATGGTGTTTATAAAAGTATTGAAGTTATTGTTGAAGATTATAAAAATAATGAAAGAATAATTGAAGCAGTTTTAAAAAATGGGGAACAGTTAGCATTTAGCAAAGAAGATTTACTTGCAAAACTTGATGATTTTATTTTACATTTGGAATCCACAGGCGATATCATTAAGCAAGAAAAAAAATTTAAAAGTCATTTTTTAAATTGGCTGAGGGTAAAGAAAAAATTAAGTTCAGAAAAAAGCACTAAACCAACACCTGCGGAAAAGGTATTTGGGGAATATTACGAAGAAGCAAACACCATAGCAAAGCAATTAAATAATTTAACACTTGAAAAAAATGAGCAAGAAAATAAAAGAATCACAGGATAAGGAACTAACACTTTATATTCTAAAGTCAGCAGTTCAGGTAGGAATTAATGGTACAATGGATGATCTGACTATGAACCTGCTTTTGGATTTCATAAAAAACTATTACGGGAATTTAGAAATTAGCGAATACTCCAAAGCATTTGAACTGTATGCTGCTCAGAAATTAGATTACAAGGATAAACCATATAACAACTTTTCAACTGCGTTTGTAGGACTTATACTGAACAGTTACAAAGAATGGCTTAGAAAGGCTAATTTAAAGCCTAAAGCCTATATTGAACCAACGCATCAGCTTGAGAATAATCAAGACCCAATAGTTGAAATGGAAAAGGCTTTTAAATTTATAGAAAGAGTTTACAAGGAAGAAGGTCAATTTCCAATCATTGCTAATTGGTCAGATGCCTTTTTATACGCTCAAGCTAATGGATTAATTAACCTTTCAGCGGAAGAAAAGCAGAAAATTAAGAAGGAAGTTGTTGAAGAAATCAAATTAAAGCAGGTTCAAAAGCGTTTGGAAACAGGGGTAAAAGGTTCAATATCAGAGTTTGAAGATAAGAGCGTAGAATTTTTATGCAGAAAAAAGTCATTGATGCGTTTTATTCGATAAAGTATTTGTATATTTGTTGTATAATAAAACAAAACAAAATGAACAAGACAGAAAGCAATTTAATATTAATAGCAGTAGAAGCTGCAATTAAAGCAAGAAACTTAGGTTACGAAAAAACACAATCTGATTTAAGTTTACAAATCACAAAGGAAGAAACAGAAAATTACATTGTAATTAACATAAAAGGCTATGACGCAGCGGCAGTAGCTTTAGGTTTAAAATCTGTTTTTAGTGCAGTTTTTTCAGTACAAATTAATAGTAACGATAATGTTAACATTTTACTTTTTAAAAAATCATAAAGATGAAAACTTTAACACAATGGCAAGTATGGGTAAACAAGGATAGCCAACCTATTATAATAAGCGTACCCTTTTCAAAAGTTAATGATGCTCACGAATTTATTTGGGAACAAATAGGTAGTAAACCTGCATCAATATCTAAACTATAAATAATTTAAAACAATTAAGATGAAAATTCAAGACATTCAAATGGACAGTAAACCAACAGAAGTAACATATTCAACCGTTTCTGTTAGAGGTGTATCTGGTTACGCTTCAGCTATTAACACAATAGAAAGAAATGTAACCAAGCAAGTTAAGTCAATCAAGGAAGATACGATAATACAATACAATGGTGCGGTTGAAACATTCCGAAAATTCATTGAATTAGAAGGTGGTTCTATAATTCGTATGTTTTGGTGCAATGGAGAGCCAAGAACTCAATTTAATAATTTTAGAAAAGCTACATCGTGAGTCTTTAGTCTGTCGTATAGGTCTGAGCGGAATGTAATTTCCTGCACTTGCTTTTTCACGCAGTAGCTTTAGGTTTAAAATCTGTTTTTAGTGCAGTTTTTTCCTTACAAATTAATAGTAACGATAATATTAACATTTCACTTTTTAAAAAATCATAAGATGGATTTTAAACTAATAGACAACATAGAAGTTGAAGGAATAGACTTTAAAGATTATCCTGATTTTGTTGACGCATTTATTTCTTCAGCAGATTACGATGGTGTAGAAATGACAGATGAGCAGTTGGATGAATTAAACGAAAATTCAGAATTTGTTCACGATTGTGTTTTTAATCAACTTTATTAAGATGAATAAACAAGTAGCGATTGAATTAAAAAGTTTCACAAATGAAGTTTGTCAAAGGTATTCTAATAAAAATAGAGCCAACAATTTTAACAATGAAACTTTTGAAGTGCAAGAAATAATTCCGACAAGCGACCATACTGCAACAGTTATTTATGAAAAAAATACAGGTAAAAGAGCAGCATTTTTCTTTTATTACATTCCTGCTTTTAAGAAATGGAATTATTTTGTGCCAACAGATTCACACATAAACGGAATGACTGCATTTGCAAATCAAAAGATTGAAGTTGAAAGACATAATTACAAGCATAATTTTTAATAGTATATTTGCAAAAACTGACAATGAAAGTAAGGAAAAGGTTATATGATTCAGAAGCAAAGCAATTAGGTTTAAGTTTAAATAAACAGATAAAAGGGGAAAGGCAGGCGAAATACACCATTGACTCTGAAGTTTATGAAGATATTCTAAGGAAAAGAATGCAACCAAATCCTCGAAAATTTGTCAATACTCAAAATAAACTTGACAAAAATGGCAACGTAATTTCATCTCTTGAAAAGCTACAATCCGAAGCCATAGATATTCCTGAGAATTTTGAGGTTATTAAAATATCTACTTCCAAGACCACAGGTCAGCAATGGATACAATATGCAGCAAAGCAGGAGAAAGAAGAAGTAAAAGATTTTGACTTTGAAGGCATCGTAAAAAAGCACATCAAAAGATTAGACAGGTTGGTTGTTCCAATAATAGACAATGCAGCAGACTTTGACAGGCTTGTTATTTCTGACGTTCACATAGGAATGGAAACTAACAAGTATGACAACTCAATGTATGCAGTCAAATGGAACAAGGAGGAAGTTCTGAAAGACTGCACACGAATAGCTGAAGCTGCCATAAAAGAAAGGAAATCTAACTTCATAGTTGTAGACGATTACGGAGATTTAATGGATGGGTTTGATGGCAAGACCACAAGAGGAGGACACGAACTTCCGCAGAATATGACCAACGAAGAAGCGTTTGATACTGCCGTAGAATTTAAGATTAAACTTATTGAACCATTACTTGCTCATTATAGCAGGGTAGAAGTTAACAACATTTGTAATGACAATCATTCAGGAGCATTCGGATACTTTGTTAACAAGACAATGAAGCAGATTCTTGAATTGAAATATGACAACGTAAAGGTTACGAACCACAGGAAATTTATCAATCACTATTTTATAGGTAATATTTGCTTTGTGATTTCTCACGGAAAAGATGATAAGAGTTTAAAGTTTGGCTTCAAACCACAACTCAAACCTGACTCAATAGAAAAGATAGATCAATACTGCAAAAACAATAACATTTACAAAACTGCGGATTTGGTTATTTTCTGCAAGGGAGATTCGCATCAAGCATTATTTGATATGTGCAGTTCAGATGATTTCTATTATTTTAATTATCCTGCTTTAAGTCCATCTTCCCAATGGGTACAAAACAATTTTAAGAAAGGCAGAAGAGGTTTCTTTTTAGAAAGCTACAAAGATCTTGACGTATATTTAAAACCAAAATTCATAAAATGAAAGATAATATAGACACTTGGATACACTATTTGGACAAGTTAAAAACAAGAAAGGAAATTTACTTTAAGTATTTTGAAAGCCCTGTAATTGTAACAGTAAAAGATAAAGAAGATGCAGTTGCATATCTTGAACAATTTTATGCTCACGAAAAGACAAGGCTTGATAATTTCAAAGCAGATTTAGACAGGTTCAAGAATGAGATGTAAGAACTGCAAAGATAACTTTGAACCGAAGTGGTTTAATTGGAAGTATTGTGATAAAGACCTTTGTCATAATTTAGGAGTAAAGGAATTAGTAAAAAAAGAAAGGGAAAAGAAAGCGAAGCAGGAACGGAAGGAAAAGAAGAAGGCAAAGGAAGCCTTATTAACTCACAGAGATTACCTGAAGCTATTTCAGACAGTATTTAATAGTTACATAAGGTTAAGAGATAAAGACCTTCCTTGTATATCCTGTGGCAAGAATAACGAAAAGCAATTCCACGCAGGTCACTATCGTTCTGTTGGCAGTTGTCCTGAACTAAGATTTAATGAACTAAATGTTTGGCGGCAATGTGCTACCTGCAATACTTACTTGCACGGAAACTTGATTGAATACCGGAAAGAGTTGATCAACCGCATAGGAGTTGAGAAAGTAGAATGGCTTGAAGGTTATCAACCGAGTAATAAAATGCTCATACCTGAAATAAAGGAAAAAATTAAAGAGTATAAAACAAAGATAAATAGTTTAAAATAGTATATTTGTACGATGGAAAAAGAAAAGAAATCACAACCCAATGTAGTATTAACGATGCCTGAAGCTGAGAAAAAAATAGCAAGGCAACGAAGTATTGAAATTTATGACGATTACCGAAGCCTGTCAAAGTACATTCGTGACTTGATAGCTTACGATGCTAAACACAAAATTCTGTAAATTTGTAAAATGGTAGATGCAGATGTTCTTTTTGATTTATATCTTGAGAACACGATTTACTTTTACAATGATAAAAACGAAGAAATAGGATGCTTAGTAATATTGCACATAACTCAACAGAATTGAAAGAAGAGGAATCAGAATACACTTTTATATATTGGAACTAATGTATATCTTAAACGTAATAATACTCGCAGCAATAGTTGTTTTAATTGCACTTGCAGGATTTGGAATTGCTTTGATAATTATCTATAAATCCTATGGAGGTAAGCCTGATGATAAGTTGACGCAGGAGCAGATTGATGAAATTTTAAAAAGAACGTAGCTATGAACAAAACCGCACAACATAAAAAGGCAATAATTGAAGCGTTGGAGCAATCGCTTGGAATCGTCACAACTGCTTGTAAAAAGGTTGGAGTTGGTAGAACTACTTTCTACGGATGGTTAAAAGATGACGAAGAATTTGCAAAGCAGGTAAAGGATATTGAAAACGTAGCTTTGGATTTCGCAGAAACGCAATTACATCAGCAGATAAAAGATAATGTTCCAACGTCAACCATTTTCTACCTAAAGACCAAAGGGAAGAAACGTGGTTATATTGAAAGAATGGAAACTGAAAATACTAACAAGAACCTTGACCTATCCAACTTAACTGACGAAGAACTTGAGGCACGTTTAAAACAGGCTAAAAGAGTAACTGATGGCTAAACTTGAAGAAGTAATAATTGAGGAGGAGATAGCAAGAAGAAAAGCAAGAACCAACTTAAAGGATTACACAAGCTACACAACAACATCATTTGATTGGCAGCCATACCACAAAGTTTATTACGAAATTTTAGATAGGTTCGCAAAGGGTAAGATTAAGAAGCTGATGGTTTCAATGCCTCCGCAACACGGAAAATCAGAAGGTAGCACAAGGCGGTTGCCTTCTTTTATGTTTGGTCTAAACCCTAATTTAAGACTTGCAATTACTTCATACAACGCAACCATAGCAAGGAAATTTAACAGAGACAATCAAAGGATAATTGATACTCCTGAATACGCTGCTTTATTTCCTGACACCAAATTAAACTCAAGTAATGTTGTAACAGTTGCAAGTTCATTCTTAAGAAACTCAGAAGAGTTTGAGATAGTAGGACACAAAGGAATGTTGAAAGCAGTTGGTAGAGGTGGAGCATTAACTTCAATCACTTTGGATTGCGTTATAATGGATGACTTGTACAAAGACTATGCGGAAGGTTCTTCTCCTGTTATTAGGGAATCAGCTTGGGATTGGTACACATCGGTAGTTAAAACAAGACTTCACAATAATAGTCAGCAGCTAATTGTGTTCACGAGGTGGCACGAGGAAGATGTAATAGGAAGGATTGAGGAGAACGAAAAGGTAAACGTAATTACTTGCTTAGATGACTTAGATTCATTCAACCCTAACGAATGGGTAAAGCTAAACTTTGAAGCCATTAAAACAAGCCAAAAGACGTCTATTGATGAACGAGCAGTTGGCGAAGCACTATGGGAAAACAGACATTCTATTGATAAGCTAACTGAGGAGCGAAGAATTGATCCTAATAAGTTTGAATGCTTACATCAAGGTAATCCAACTTCAAAAGAGGGATTGCTTTACTCAGGCGAATGGCGAACCTATGACCATATTCCTGAGAACGTAACTAAGAAAGGAAACTACACAGATACGGCAGACGCAGGTAACGATTACCTTTGCTCAATTTGTTACGACAGAGTTGGCGATGACATCTACATAACCGACATACTTTACACAATGGATTCAATGGAAGCTACTGAGGTAATGCTGCCAAAGATGTTAAATGATAACGGAACTAAACAAGCAGATTTTGAAAGTAACAACGGAGGAAGATACTTTGCAATTAACGTACAAAAGAATACCAAAGCTGCGATAAATTCTTTCCATCAGTCATTAAACAAAGAGGCAAGGATTGTTTCCAATTCAGCACAAGTTCAAAGGCACATTCTATTTCCGAAGGATTGGCATAACCGTTGGGGGATGTTTTGGAAGCATCTAACAGGCTTTAAAAAGAACTTCAGAGCAAATGCTCACGATGACGCTGCTGATGTGCTGACAGGAATTATTGAAAAGAATATAGTCTTTAAAACACCTAAACAACCCAATTATGAAAATACACATACCAAGTTCATCAAGGGAGATTCCACAGGCTTTAATGCAGCAACTTGGAACTCAGAACGAAACCGAGCAGGTAGCGACTTTTTTTAAGCACCTACAAATTACCAAAGAAAGGTTTGCTGAAGAAGATGCTTTGGCAGTATTGCTGACATTTTATGCTTACATCGGAAACGAGGACATAGGAGAAGCACCTGCGAAGATAACTTACAACGGAACTGATTACTTTGCTCCTGATGACTTGCTTGATATTCCTTTAAAATTCTTGATTGAATTGGTTAACGTAGATGTAAACTACGATACTAATGAATTTCTTTATGCAATTACTGCTTTGATTTATAGGAAAGATTGGACCAAGCAGTTCAGCAAAAAAGAATATTTAGAAATGCAACCTATTTTTTACGATGCTCCTTTTATATTTTCGCTATGGAGTACAAAACTCTTTAATCAAATTATTGTAACTTTGCAAGAAAATTACCCAATACTTTACAAAGGGGAGCAAAGTGCTGAAGAAAGTGATGGGAGGAAGTTGTACGGATTGCTAAAAATATTAGCAAATGACGATGCAACTAAAATGGAGAAAGCCGAGCAGATGCCAATATGGAGAGCGTTCACTTGGATAGAGCAAAGTAAGATAAACGAAATAAACGAAAAGAATGCAAACGTCAATCAAGCAAATCATAGAAAACATTAAGGTTCTTGTTGAAACGAACTTCACAGAAATTAACTATGTAGACTTTGAGAAATACTCAGACAAAGGTTTAGATAAAACAGGAGTTCGTTTGGTGTATTCCTTAGCAGATACGATGGTAATGAACTTGCAGGTTGATACCTTTGCTCTAAAGTTTGAAATGCTTGACCTAATCAACACCATTGGCAACCAAGATGAAAGAAGAAAAGAGGTAATTTCTGACTGCTTTGGGATAGCTTCTATGTTTGTTGACTACCTTAAAAAGAACGGATATTACTTCCCTGATAGTATTTCAGCCAACACAGTTCATAAAAGGTACAAAGATGGATTAGGAGGAGTAGAATTTACCATCAACTTTGATCTACAAAAAACCTGCTTAGTGTAATGGAAGAACTAAAAAAGGCATTAGAAAAATATGCTGCTGATTCTATAAAACAAGCAAGAAGCAATTTGAACTTGACAGGCTTTGCAGGTAAAAAAAGAAAGACTAACAATACAGGAGATTTAAGCAAAGGGTTGGGATATGACTTAAAAGAAAACAACAAAGGTTTTGAATTAGAGTTTACTTCAAAAGAAATGTATGGCATTTTTATAGAGAAAGGAGTTAATGGTTGGAAAAAGTCACAGAAAGCACCTTTTAAATTCAAGAAGAAAAACCTTGCAAAGGGTGTAATGGAAGAGTACATAAAAACTTCCAAAATGCGTTTGAAGAAAGTATTCAGAAATAAGTCAGGTCAAAAAGTTTCACAATTTGTAGCAAAGACTCCTGAGAACATAAAGGCGGCAGCTTTTATGATGGGAAGAGCAATAGCAAGAGATGGAATTATAAGAACTAATTTTATGGGTAAGGCATCTGACAGGGCATTTAAAGAAAACAAACAATCTTTAGAAAAAACTATGGCAGTAGATATGGCTTTTGAAATAGGAAACACACTTAGAAAACAAGGTTTCACAGTAACACAAAAATCAACCTAAATGGCAACAGTAGCAACATATACTAACTCAAACCCTGATATTGGTATCTATGGGTTATATAATCCTTTTGCGGTAATAATTTCTAACGATGGTGCTGCAAGAGCAAACTTGACTTTTAGAATTAAGGTTTCAATAAAAGATATTGCAGACACAGAAGTAATAAGGGACATTAATCCAATAGGTCAAACGGCAGTAGTAGAACCTTTCAAACTTTTACAAGATACCTTTTTCAAATCAAACTTTGACTTTCTTTCACTATCACCTAATTCTTTTAACATTGTCAAAATTGAGGTAGGACAATCAAGTTCGCCAAGCGTTACTCCTCCTGCTATACCTGTTCCTCCTGTATGGCAGGACTACGATGAAACACAGACAAAAGAGTTCTACGTTTACAACGGCTACGAGAACCAACCTGTGGCAATTAATTACAGAGATTTTTATTGGTACAATTTTGAACCGATTAAGCTGCCAAAGATAAAGCAGGACATTTCATTGCTAACAAACGATGGCGAGAACCTATCTTATCCAAATCAATTTAGAGGATTTTACGATAACACAGATTCAATCTTAACTGCTACAAATGTTATAACTACATTCCATAGGTTGAATGGTTCGGAGATAACAGGAACTGCAACAGATGTTCAACTTGAAGAACCTACCGAAATAGGTTATGCAAGGCAGCAACTTAATTTGCTTGATTCTTCAATTCCTGCTGCTGCGGCATCTTGGAAAATACTAATACGATACACTAACGAAGAGGACACAACCTTTGATTCAGAAATAATAACTGTTCGCAGACAGGATTGCAATCCTAAGCAAAGCAATCACAGATTGTATTGGGTTAACAGATATGGTGGAGATGAATACCAAAACTTCACTATGTTGTCAGAGCAAAGCATCAATATTAAGAAAGGTAAGCGGATTCAAAGCGATGGCATAGACTACAAAGCCACAACATTCACAGACATCTTAAACATCAATAATCCTAACATTCAGGAGTTCGGTAATTCAGCGACAAAGAACATTGTTTTGCGAAGTGATTACCTTTCACAGATAGAGGTTGATGCTTTGGCAGAATTATACAAGTCAGCGATTGTAGTAATGTTTGACGATGATGGAACGCATCCGATGGTGGTAACAACAACAAGCTACCGAATAGTCAGCGTTCAACAGGAACTATACAAGGTTGAGGTAAATCTTCAGTATGCAAATAACGAACTAATGCAGATTCAATAAATGGTAGTTACTATAATTTTAGACATTGATGGAGTTTCACACGTTTGCAGAACCTTTGAAAATGAAAGCATTCAAATTAATAAGGTAGTTGCTTCAATAGACAATTTAGGAAGTCAGGGAACAGTTACAAGGCAGTCATTTAGGCTTCCGCTTATCGGTGGATTATTGGATGCAATAGGTGACGTTACTGATCCTGCACAAGCAGCAAAGGTCAACCTGAACAAATCAATAAAAGGTAGAATTTTAGTTGATGGATTTGAAAGGTTTGTTGGAAGTTTCTTTGTGGTAAATACAACTAAAGGAGATAGTAAAGAGGTTGAGATGATATTTCAAGGCAGCGAAACTGACCTGAAAGCTACTTTGTCTAATATTACGATGGCGGAACTTACGGAAGGGGAAAGTATTGCTTATAATTATACAGAGATAAAGCAATGTTTTGATGACCCAACAGGATACCGAGATACT